AATAATAACATAAGTCGCGAGGAGTGTCAAGGTCAAAAAGCCATTTTTCTTCTAAATTTTTCATGTTCAGCATGGCCACACTGCGGATGCGATTAATCTCGGCCGGCCGAGCCATCACTCCCACTTCCGGCTCTGCATGGGCGAAGTAATTAAGGTAGTGCGCAGTTGAAAAAATGGAGGAATTCAGCCGATCAAAATAGCTTTTAATAGGAACTTCCCCCAGCGCATCTTCTATGCTCATGTTGGATAATAAAGTGATAGAGTTAAACACACCGGAGCGCGCATACTCTTGCAGCACCCCATACACTACGTTTTCAATCAACTTGGGAATACCGGTTAAAAGAGTAGTGTCTGGTTTAATATAGAATACATCAACCTTCTTGTGTTTCAACTGCTCCAACACAGCCAATGAATAATTGGAACTATAAGAAGAGCCCATTATAAATACTTGGACATGATCGTCCACGGTAGAGAAAAACTTTGTCAAGTCCGGAGGTTGATTTTCGTATTCCTCTGGTTCTTCAAAACGTTTTAATTTGAATTTATACTTAGACGTACGAGCTACCTTATCATTCAACACATAAACATTATATTGAGGTGTTTTGCTAAATTTTTCTGCAATGGCCGAAGCACCATTGCCGATACCAATTATAGAAATCATAAGTTTAAATCTTTTAAATCCAAATAGTTTTTGCCGGCGCGCAAATTAACAAGGTAGTTCCCAATTTGATTGTCTGCGAAAGTATCTCGTATTTCCGCAATCATCTCCCGTTCTTCATCAGCCATGTCGATCACTAATTCATCATGCACGATGTGTGACACAAACGATTTCTTTCCTTCAAGCATCTTATCTACCACGACTGCGCGCTCTATTACCAAATCGGCGGTGGTGCTTTGGATTAAATAGTTCAGTGCTTTACGTTTGTCCACCTTAATCTTGCGCCCAAATGGTGTTAAAATATGATCATCCCGGTACCAAGCCTCTAATACCTTTTCTCTATCATAAACCTCCGTTTCAATAGCTTCAGACTCGGGGTTGTACAGCCAACTGAACAATAAGGTTTTAGCCTCTTCTCGCGTCACGCCCCCACCAAAAATGTTTTTTACGTTCCATTGATGAATGTCTTGCGAAGGCTGCGCCTGTTCAGAGAGACCCATCAACGTTCTCACCTCGGCCCCATTATAATCCAAAGACAAAAACCAATCGTTCTTCGGTTTTATTAATTGACGAAATCCACGCTGGGAAGTTAGGATGGGAAATGATTCTGGGAATGTGGTTAGGCGACCGGTCACTGTACCAAATAAATTATAATTGATATAATGCGGGCCCTCCAATAATTTCTTGGCCATGGCTCGGGATGGAGTGCTATAAAAAAGTTCTTTACAGTTGTCTGGATTAAGCTGCAGTGTTTGAAATTTTATCTTATACAACAGTTTGGTAGCATCCATGAGGTGCTCGTAGCACGGCGGCTTATCATATGTCGTAAGCACATGTTCAGTAATTTTATTTTTTATCTCGCAAAACTCTTTTAGAAAGTCTTCTGGTACCAACTCAAAAATACAGTGGTCTCGCAAGTTGATTTTAGCAATTCGAAAGGATTGTGCATAAGCTTTTAATCGTCGCTGCGCTTTTGCTAGCGGATCTTTAAGAGACGCGGGTGCTATTCTTTCTAGGGGCGCGCCCTCGCAGTACAAGGAGGCATATTCAATGTTCCCATCCGATAAAAACCCAGTATATTTCCATGTTTGTGCTATCTCTTCGGGCCAATTATCAAAATATAACTGGCCGTTCGCATAAACACCGACACATTCTGTTTTATCATCCAACGCTTGAAAAATCACATCAACCCCGTTCTTTAATAGTTACCTGACGACACGCTAGTTAGAGTACGCGACGCCTCAGTAGATGTTGCATGTATGTACTCTATAATATAACTCAAAGAGCCCCGATAGTCAAATGTTTTGTTAAGAATTCTTTCGAATATCTGTAGGGCCGTGTTGCGCCCTTGATTATAATAAAGCTCAAGACTATCATCTATTAACATTTCTTCTTCAAACGCTTTAAATTGAGATTCCTCTTCCCAAAAACGGATTTTAAAATACAATTTTAAAAAAGTTGAATCAGGATAATTATTTTCTATTTGAGCAGGCGTATAGCTCTGAGGAACAATGATGTTGTTCTTAGTGCTCCCATTACAATATTCCACTTCAAGAAAGTTCTTAAGCTTAACTTTATTATACAGCCCCAAAAGAAAAAATTTAAATTGCTTATAGAAAATTAGGTCAGCCGAGGTATATCCCCCGTTTAATACAAGATCTGTGCCACCGAGTCCATAGTTGGCGGCGTAGGCAATCATAGGAGAAGAACCAATATCGGCCACAAGGCGCCATGGCACAAAACGATCTACCATAAACCCATACGACCGACAGGCGTTCACATAAAATTCCCAATTTTTGCTCTTCACAAATCGATTGATTTTTTCCTCATCGTTAGTATAATTCAAATCAGCTATTTCAACGACGAGCCCGGAACAGTTCATTGGGCACAGCCGGCTTTTAATATAAGCCGGCAACGTAAAAGGAAATCGTCTGGCACTTTTTTCTAATAAGATTTCTACTTCGGTTAAAAATTCATCAAAATTTTTAACTCTTATTTTTCGACGCGTAAACTCCGTTGCAATTGTAGTTTGATAGGTCGATAGATATTGGCCGTACAGCGCTTGCGGATCTTGGTAGGCTTTATACACCACCAAGTTACTCAGAAATGTATCGTCTTTGCTGATTTGTCCACTTGCTGCGCATCTTTTGAATTGAGCATTGAGATCATTGAAAGCATCTACCACAAAACTTGCTGCCCTTAAATTTTTGGCGGCTGCATTGCTTTTATTAAAAGCTTTAATGGGAAGGCGCGCCGGCACAATAGGCATGAAGAGTCGATTAACGCGTCCGTATAATAGCTTTTCTCCAAAATTAAAATTAACCAAATTTTTATACTCTTCTGCAGTGCTGGCCAATGTTCCCCAATAAATATTTCTCTTGTTAAAAAGATCTCGCGTAGATTCTTTATTTGATTCGGCGTAATAGATTCCCATTTTCTAAAATAAATCCTCCGTCCCTTCATCCAACTTCGTGGTTACTGTATCGGTTAGTTCCAAAATCTTTTCCTCCGTAAGGCTCTCGAAAAATCCTTTGTCCTCTGAGTTGCTTAAATTTTTCACCCACGCCGGACACTTAGATTTGCTATTGGTTCCTGCCTCGCGTTGGCGCTCGCGCGCATCTTCACACTCTTGATTTTCCTGTTCACCTTCTATTTGAGCAACCCACTTGGCTGTAATTTTTGTCTCTGCTTTGCCGGGAGCAAAGTTATGTTCTGAACGAATAATCATACAATACCCTCCAATACCATATCGTGTCAAGTCTAGTAAAAGCTCTTCACTATCATAAGCTACCGTATTAGGTGCAAAGCCGCGCGGATCTACGAATATGTAGGTACCCGGAAAAGTTTTAGCATTCGCATAACAATCTACATTAACATCGTATACCTCGCGTAGCTGTTGCAAGCCGTCGAAGCCTTCTTTTTGGAAACGTACTTCTTTCAAATATTTAGCATCAGTTTTAGAAAGACTAATTGTCTTTACGATGCCGCGGGGACGACCAATCAGGTAATGAAAAATACCATTGGACTCGTCTTCACTACGTTTGCCATTCATCTTTTCTATCGGCTGTGTGCGACCGGCAAAGTAGACCAAATAATTCATTTCGTTTTGAACGCCGCCGTCCCCAAGAGGAAGATCACGCGGTCCCGAAATATTGAGCAACGGGATGGGCAGGCCCGCAGCTTTAATATTGAGGACAGAAGTATTGCCATGGCTAATTAAATATTTAGTTATTTCATCATGCTTGGAATTACTATCTTTATAAGATGTGACGGCAGCTTGATTCACTCGCACTTTTTGTTTAGTAGAAAAGCCGCGGAAACAGGTGTCGTTGTTTAAAAAGTTTTTAACGAGATCGTTGAGCAAATCATTTAAAAATTTACTTAGGTTATATCGTGTCTCTTCTCGTTTAAGAAGTTTATCGGTTAGCCACTCTAAAAAATAACGAACCGAAACTGGCACATCTCCAAAATTGATATGACGCATCGTTTCACCATCGCGAGGATCCATTATTTCCACGGGCCCCAACACAGCTCTAAATTTTTCAAACTGTTTTTTAAACTGCTTATGAGAATCTATTTCTTGGTCCTTTTCCTCCTCGTCTAGATTGAGAAGTTTGCCGTGATCATAAACATCTCCGTCAGAAAAAGTCTCTAGTCTCTTCCCAATCCCATGTAAAATTACATCTAATAGATCGCTTACATAAAAAAATCCGATGTTTTCTTCAGTGGGGTTTGTCGCCCTCAAAGACAGTTCCAGTTGGGATTTAAGCTTCTCATCGGCCGCACCTTCATCTTCCCATTGACCTTTATATTCGTTCATTAAATCTGTATCTAATTCATCAGCGGGAGAATCTAATATCTCCGGTCCTCCTTCTTGTTCAAAGAAGGGCCCCAGCGTGTTAAACGTTTTAAGAGTCTGGTGTGTAACGTTAATGTATCGTATTTTATCTGCTTCTCTCATTCGCGTTAGGAGAGACCTCATATTCTCAAATTTGTCTACGCGAATGTCACCATTTTTAGCAAGGGACTCTTTCCATTCTGCTATCTCTTCTGATTTACACAGCTTGCTTAATTCTTCATATTGATATTTTCGCGCCATGACGCGGATGGCTACGCCCTCCTCGTAAAAAATATCAAACTGAGGCTGATCATAAAAATCCTCCACAAAGGCCAAATAATTAATAGTAAAAGTCACTCGTCCCATATCATCAATATTAAATTCATGGATGGTGGGGGTTAAATTTAAAGTCACATAGGATTCTGCAATCGCACTCAACAAAGCCTGTCGTTCGGATTCGGTTTTATTGGTAAACCATGTTTCCTCTACGGGGCGCGCAAACCCAACAATGGCCTTAAGTCTAAAATGTAATTTACTTAGTTCGCTTTGCGCCTCTGGGGAATTTTGCCACGAACACTGGAGCGGCTCGTTAACGTCAGGCTCATTTGCCGCTCCCCGTTTGTCCGACCATGTTTTTAATGCCAGCTGCGCATACTGGTATGGGCGAGTTAGGTATTTAGGGTTATCGGGATCGGTGTTGTCCTTGTATGTGGCAGTGCGCAATTTAAGTAACTCATCAAAACTGCTAGCAAAAATAGTTAATTTAGCTTTAATACTTTTTTTAGCCGCGAAGGGGTTATTGCCGTCATAGGTAAAGGAAAAATCTTTTATCCCTGTTCCAAAGCCGCGCTTTGTCGTATCTGCAAAGAGACTTTCCACATCGCCGGCGGAAGCATATGCATCAAAATTAAATTCATGTTGGTACTCGGTGCCATTTTCATCAAAAACTTTAAAAATTCTAATCATGGGCTGCAAACTAGAAAGTTCAGGTGTGGCCATATCAAAAAATTTGTTTTGAGCGGGGTGTTGAGTCACCCGATTCATAAATCCATAGGGATCACCGTTCACCAAGAGCGAAGCATTTCCCGCATTAGCATAATAAGGCAGCGGTTTGACCCAGCTTTCGTTCTCCACAGGCATCGGAGAGGATGAAGGAATCCTTTCCAGCTCTCTCTTAGCGCCGGCGAGATTATAAATTTGGGCCAGCAAGAAACACTGTTCTTTAAAATTAATTTGGGTGCGCCAAAAAGAAGCAACAACCGCTTTTTCAAGAGCCTGGAAGTCTTCTTGATTTTCTTTAAGGGCGGCCTCAGAGTTTTTGGCTGATCCTGTCCCATAGTCCTCAGCAAAAGCTTGACGCATATTGCCCATACGATCCATGTACTCTCCCAGGTCACCCTGCATCGTAAGAGCCGCACAGGTTTGTAGGCCTAATTCATACATGACACTAATGGAATCACCCAAACAATTTCCTCTATACCATCCATATGATTTTTGGCCTGGGCTGTAGCTGGGAAGATCCTCTATTTTCTTTTGATAACCTTCGTGCCACTCCTCCAGCCTAAGATTGTTGCTCGTTAATTCATTAATTTGCGACAACGTGAGAGTATATAATTTATCTGCCGGCAGCCTGTCAGTTAAAAGAGTCATCAAAGTGCCCGTGTTGTCGTCGGCGTAAACGACAGCGTCCTGAGCTTGGGCCTTGAGAATGTCACTATTAAATTCCTCGCTTGCCGATTTAAGGGCGCTCATAAATGCAGCGAGGGTGCCGAAAGGATTGGCATTGGTTCCCGTTATCGCCGTATTAGTAAAGTAATCACTTTTACTAAATTGCTCGGGGTGTGGGCAACTGTCCTGGCTGTACCAGGGTGTTGCCTCGTCAATTTGCTCCCATTGGGCCGCGGCAGCATCATGTAAACTATCGAGATAATCAACCGCAAATTCATACATTCCGCTGTAGTCAATAAGTGGGGTGTCTTTTGTGAAGCAAATGTCTTTTGCCATTTTATGCCAGCCCCAATGCCTTTAGGGCGCTTTCCACATTTATTGGAATATAAATTACAGCGCCATTTTTAATATCAGCTTCGCAGGGAATGGCGTTCCACCATGCAATCACCCACCAGAAACGCGAATCCCCATAATGTTGGTGTGCCAGTTTATATAGGCGGTCTCCGTATTTCCAAATGTGCGCATTAGTGATCGTATTGGCGCGCTCGGACCTAGTAGGATTTTTGAGGCGCGGTGTCTCATAGTGTTTTATCACTTTAAGTCCCCTCGATTCGCGAAGTGGCTCGTAATATTCACTAGCGTTAGTTAAAATTCTAAATTTATTATATCTTCCCATAATTAATATTACTACGACAGGTCAAATTCTGAAATTAATTGTTCTGTCCACTCGTCGGATGCAAGATTCGTGTCTTGTTGAGCTGAATTGTAATCCTCCTCTAGTTCGGTCTTTGCTGCTTCTGGATCTTGATAGCTTTCGTTGTCTGGATTTAGTTGAGCGTTAAGCTCCGCAGTAGCAGGCTGGAACACAATTTCGTCCGGGGGCTCAATCGGTTCGGATGTATTAATAGCATAAGGCCATACCTCATTCGTAAACATAACCGGATTTTCCTCATCGCCAGTCGCTGTCCACCCCAAAGCGTGTTCGTGAATGGGAGAAAATGAAATATTAACATCGATATGTTTAGGCATAATAACCCCACTTCCTTCGTTAAATCCTCCGCCATCTGGGGTCTCCAAATTATGATTTACCGTAACGTTATCAATCACCCCTAAGAGGCCCTGGTCCGGGTCTACATTCATGGGATATTTATTTTTGATATAGTATTCATAGTCCAAATAGCCTGTAGCTTTTTCCTCGCGGATGCCGCTCAATGTTTCTACCAACGCTCCATGAGATGTGGTGTCTTGTAAAAGATTCATTACTTTTAATCGTACCATCGGGGACTGAGAAATTGTTTGAGCAAACACGTCACCCCCGAGGGTAGTGTAGTTAGGGTATAAGAATTGAAGTAGTGTTTGAACTTTTCCTAAATTTTGGAACGCTTCGCTTTGAGACTCCGCTGGTACCTTAAATCCTAAAGTAATTTTACGTTGAGTGTTTTTGAAAAGATAAATGGGATCAGCGCGGCCGTATACAGTTTCCGAGGCCCACTCAGAATTATAAGTTTCGGTAAAGGTAGTTATAAAAGCTTTAAAAAATACAGCCGTTTGGCTCGGCATATGCAAAAAAGAAATATACATCTTCTTATGATTTGCATACGCGTCGGTGGCCTTAATTAAGGCGTTTGTATCGGACTGGCCGGTTGCGTTTTCTGTATATTTCTGCGAGTTAAACTCTGCGTCGAAGAGCCATTTGTAGTTTGTTGCCATTTTTATCCCTCCATCCTATGATTCGTCCAGCGCCTCATCAACTTTTGTCTTTACTATTGTACCTAGTTTACCATCCAAAAACGCGGTGGTGGCCGCGGCGTCTAACTGAATAGTTCCTTTAAGGGTGTAGTTTCCACGGCCTCCGCCACCTCCGCCACCCTCACCGGTACCAGTTGCTTTAAAAGCCGTGATAGCGTCAACTGTGGCGGTCATTGCGATGGCTTTGTTCTGCGGGATCGAATCCATGGCTTTGGCCACTCTTTCAATGGCGTCAGCCACTTGATCCAACTTCTCAGATTCCATCTTTTCCATTGCTGTTGCAAACGTGGCTATCGCTTTAAGCTTCTCTTCGTTGATGGTTAGGAGAGCAAAACCGACAGACCCCAGAGAAAGCGCAAATGCTCCGAAACCGACGGCGGCCATGATGCCGAGTGCGGAGCCAGCCAAGAGCAACCCTCCTAAAGCTAGCGCTTTTTCAACTTCAATGCTTTTGAACAACAGAGACATCCCGAGCGCCAGTAACCCAATGCCGGCAGCTGCAGCGCCTATTGAAAAGGCCACCCCCGCAATTGATCCAGCGATAGCACCGAGCGGGATCGCCAATTCCAGCAGGCCCGGGGCGGCTTTCTTGCTCGCCCACCCCAGCAGTACCAACGAAGCTGATAAGGCTATCATATATAGCACTAATTTAGACGGAGAAGCAATGAGCATGTAGGTCGTGAGGGCAAAAATGGCCGCGGCCAGGAACCAGATACCCCTGCTGGCCAATTTAGAGCTGCCCGCTACAGCTAGCTGGGACAGAGCTTGGAAAGATTGCGCAACCGCCAGGCCTATGGTGATTGCTCGATAGGCCATCATAAAAGGAATCAGGACCCCAATAACCGAAGACCACGAGCTTATGGTCTTTACAACGGTTTGCATGATTTCCGCTATATCCGTAAAAAGTTCAACATTGTCCGCTAAAATAGCTTGCCAGGCCTCCTGCATGGTCATTAAACGTTGGGCTTTCTTTTTCTGGTCTACAAAGCTTTCCGCAGTACCGTCTGCAGCGTTGGTTAAAAGATCCATATTGCCGGACAACATCACAGCCAAATCTCCCACTTCAGAAAGACCCAGAGATTCCGTATAAAATTGTTTCTGGTAGTAAGACATGCTATCAAAACTTAAACCAGCGTCCAAGATAGCATCACGAACTGATTCAAATCTGGAGGCCGGGTCAGTGTCCATCATCATATCCATCGCGTTAACAAAGTTTCCACCGAGGGCAGCGTTCAGCTTTCCCGTCATGGCCGCCGCATCTTCAAACGTATCAAACTTATTAGCAATTCCCAGCACCTTTTCCATTTCCATGCCGGTGATCTTAGCGATGCGGTTGAGATCTGCGAATGCTTGAACTCCTTGATCTCCAAACTTAGCGAGGGCGCCGGCTGATTTGGCATAGGCGCCGGCGAATTCCTCTTGATCGCGGCCTAAATTCCGGGCGACGTCTGCAAGTTTGCTTTGTGTGTGGATAGCATCATCTGCGCTTTGGCCAAACATTTTCATGGATGCTTGAAGGCCGGCGGAATAAGTATCGTTTTGGATACCCAGGCGCTCTGCAATTGCTGTGCTGTCTCTCATCGATTTTTGTTGGCGGGCGCTCATCAACGTGTAATCGGTGACGCCTTTAATTAATGAAGTTTGAGCTTTGGTGGCGCCTTCTAAAGTTACACCAAATTCATTAAGTTCCTTATAAGTGTCTTTAATTTGAGCGGTATATTTGGGGCCCAATTGAAGTTGCTTTTCGAATTCTTTAGTAAGTTTATCATATTCAAACACCAAATCCTTGGCTGCTCCGTATAGCTTGGCGCCCAATTTGTCCATTTGTTCCAGGGCTTTGCGGTGGAGGGTAGCACTCATTGCCCCTTGAGCCATCGCCGCCTGCCAATAGACCGCCTGTTCGACAGCCTGTACTTCGTAACCAACCAGTGACTCTAACTCCCTTTTAATTGCCTCATGAGCTTGTGCTTTGGCTTTGATGATGGGCTCCATCTTCTTTAAAAGTTCATACTCTTTCTTCTGCTCGTCCCCCATCTCCTGGCCACGTTCGACCATTTCCTGAAGCGCTTTCAATCTCTGGGCCTCAATAGTCACAGTTTGCATAGCGATTTCTCGCTTGCGCACTTCTTGGACGTAACTGTTTTCTTCCGCGGCATTAACATTCTCAAGGGTTACTAAGTAGCTCTGCAGGCGCTCCAATTCCTCTTGCTGGAAATTGGACGTTCTTCCATGTATTTCCATGATCGCTTCTAGATCTTTTTTGCGCTGTGTGAGAAACTTACTGGCCTTCAGTTCCTCAGCATTCATCTGTTCAAGGCTTTTAAGTTCTTGGGCCCTCTGGTCCAAGTCCATTTTAGATATATCACCTCTTTCTTCGCCAGCCATAAAAAGGGGCCCTCACGTACTATCAATAATTAGTTACGTACAAAAAAAGACAGAGCTATGAGTTGCCCTGTCTCTTTCGCCCCGTCATTTGTGGGGGCGCTGGTGGTTGATTGTGCGATGTCAAAGTTTGAGAGCGGCCGCTAGACCCCTTGGAAGCCTTCTCCATCGCTTCATTTTCTTTTTCTACCTGTGTTAATAATCGTTTTACAAACCAACCTCTTAACCCAACGGGCAGGTTATAAGACTCCCACAGTGACCATCCACCCACATATTTTAAAAAGAAGAATTGCTCATACACTTCTTCCATATACTCATCGGTCAGGCCAAAAAAAGTCCGCGGTGAGCGGAACCTCCATCTCTTGCTCGTGATCGCATTCGTTACATTCGAACCGCTGAGTAAGATCCACATTGGGGGTTGCCAATTTATATACGAGCCGGAGATGACGTGCATCCAGGGTCGGCATATTATCTACTAAATAATTAAGAGTTACTTGTTCAGTCTCTCCGTTAACTGCCACTATCATTAGCCTGAGTTGACGAGTGATAGCATTTTCATCTTGTCGTTTTTTGCGAGCATTCTCTACTTGTTCAACCAAACTTCTTTCATCTGCTCCGTTTAATAAACGAAAAGTAACTTCCAATTTGGTACCCGGCAGCGTAGTAAGAAATGTGCCATCCTCTTGGGGGGAAGCTTCTTGTGGCGATAACCCATCGCCATTATAAGTGGAGGCCTCATTTAAATCAAACGCATATTCCTGTTGACTTTGACAAGCTGGGCACGTAACGCGTGTCTCGTACACGTTCCCGTATCCCGACACTCTGGCTGCTACCAAAATAGCGTTTCGATCTCCCACCAATAAACCATGTGGTTCTATTCGTTTATCGATAATAATATTTTTCATCAGCCGATCCAGGGCAACTCCTTTTTTTAGGAGGGCGCGGGACGTCAGAAGATCTTCTTCTTTGGCCGTCATTTGTTTAATTTCAATCGTATCAACTCCGCAGAGCGGGTGGCCTGCAGGATAAAACTTTCCCTGTGATGGCAGTTCCACAAACTCTGTAGGTACTACGAATGAAAACCCACCACCTTCGTTTTGCAGGACAGAGGGCGGTGGGGCGGCGTCGGCTGTGTGTTTGGTACCACCAACGCGATCTTTATTTCTTGACAATATACACCTCTATTTTGTCTATACGCTAAAGAATTCGGAGCCGCCATCGCCGGCGACAAGAACTGAACCTTCAGTGTTGAATGTTTGAATTCTGGCCCAATCGTACTTGAGGGTCACGGACATCTCTGTTAGGTCATCCGTGCCATAAGCCAAATCACCGTATTTCACCTCGGTGAGGAAGGAGTTCCACAACGTCCATTTTTCTAACTCCTGGCCATTTGAATCGATCTGCGTTACAATCACAGTACCCAGTGCACCTGCGGCCTTAGCCTTTGAAATTGTTCCCATGCTATCGCTGGTCGCATCCGTTGGGGGAGAATAACCAGACTGCACGAGAATATCGGATAGAGTTGCAGCCATGTCGGGGTCGACAGGATCAACCAATGTCAACGTCATGTCCTGCCAAGTAACACCGCCGGGATAAAAGAACGTATGGTTCAAATATTTATGCTCCACGGAAGCAACCTGAAAGCTGGGCTTTGTGACGGTCTTTGCATACCACAGTGTGGCACCTCCTTGCGGAGCATTGAGGCCCTGGAACTCGACATAAAACCTAAATTGTCTCTTTGGATCTTTTAAAGTGGTATCTTCACCGAAATTTGTTGACCAGAATGGCATATGTTAAAACTCCTATAATCTATTTTTAAGTAGTGTGGTAAGGGAAAAATCCCTAACATCTTTAATCATCGAATGATGCTCCCGTAGACATGATAACAAAGTCGATAGCAATGTATTCAATTGCTCGGGCCGGCTTAATCATGATCTTCGCATACAAAATATTCTGATCAATCAAGTCAGGCGTCGTCGTGGACTCGTCCAGTACCAGCTTATAATCGGTGATACCATACGTAGTTTTAACGTTAGCAAGGAAGGGCTCCACCAGGGAGATAAAGCGATTCCATGTTGCCTGCACATTTTGTTCAAAAAGAATTTGTGTCGAAAGAACGGAAATTTCTTTCTTCAGGTAAATCACCAGTCGTCGGACGTTAATCCGGTCGAGGGCCGACTGACGCTCTTGGAGAGTTTTCTGGCCAAAGACCACAATCCCACTAGACGGGAAAGAAGCGATGGGGTTAATGTTGCTCTCGTATAACGTGTCTCGATCCTTGGATGTGAGACGCTGGGTGATACCGGTAATAGGAATTCCAGCTGCGCCTTCGGAAAGGCCGCCTCGGTTAAAGCCAGCCGGTGCAAACCAAATTGCAGATGCTCGCTCTGACGAAGCTAAAACACCCATCATGGCAACCGAAGGGGGCACCCACAGCATTGCGCCGGTACTCTCGTCTCGCGTTTGAACCCAGGGATAGAAAGTCGTTCCATAGCTGGAGTCAATCCTGCGGTTGCGAAGTGCCGTTGCAGCCGTTGTGGGAGTTGTCCCAATCCGATCAGCTTTGTCGCTCTGATAGCCTTCAGCAGCGGGCTTATAAACATCAGGAAGGTCAATGAGAGCAAGAGCATCTGCACGCTCTTCGCAAACCCTAACCTCATGAGTTGTTAAACTAGCATTAGTAAGGCCCGGGACCGACAAGAGATTCATGTTAATATACTCTGGATCGGCTACCGTATCGATGGCGCGCCGGAAGGTATGATAAACATAACTATTGTCTTCAGTTGAAGAATCCGACATTTCGCGGTTAGCCACCGGGTCGGGCTTCATAATATCAAATCCGTCAAAGCCTCCATAAACGGGACACGTAAAGCGGTCGATGCCTCCCAGCAACAATGCATTATAAGAGGAGGATGCGGCAGTATAAGAAAATCCTAACACTCGCGAGCCAGATAAATAGTACCAATTTCCAGCATCGCTCTTCGCCACATCGTCAAGAGAAAAAACGTATGCGTAATCATCGACACCTGTGGTCGAATACGGAGTCTTGGCGTTATCGCCGCCGCCACCCGTATATCCTTGATACAATAATGTATGGAAGTCTGCGACACTAGCGTCCGGCGTTGTCCCATCAGCTTCGCGAGTCGTCTGCATTCCGAAGTAAGCATCCGTCTGGTCGGTCAAGCCACCATCGGAAGCGGAATTGCGTAAACGCACAGACGGGAAGACAAACGACCCCGTGCAAGAGCCACTAAGATCGGACAGGCCAACTCCTGTGCCACCGGAAAGATAAGTAACATAACCGGTCGCACTATACGAGTCGTTTCCTGGCAGGGGGCGATTTGGGACGTCGGCGCCACCGGTGATGAAGGTGTCACTCAAGACCGTTCCGGCGGTGAACGTCTCGCCGCCGAGGGGTATAAGTGAGCAGGCGCCCGAGGTGTTCAAATCATAAACCGCCCTGAACCGCGGAGGAGCAAAATATCCAAAGGGTAAGAGAGTTGCGTCGGTAGCTCCAGCTTCCACATCGCTATTCATTTCAACATACATAAACTTAGATTGGTTATCGTATTCCCCAAAAGTCCGTAGACGTTTCTGGGTCGTGTCCCACTGCGTATACTTGTCTCCAATTACACGCGCCACATAATTGGGCGATGTAGGATCGAGATTAAGATTATCAAACCTCTCCATTATCTCAACCGCATTATCTGTGTCGGTGATGGAACGAATGAGAACCGAAAAGGTCCCATACTCATAAGTTGAGGTAGTAGAACGACGTACATTACTAATTGAAACTTTGCAACTGCGCTGCAGCCATTCACCATGTCCGCGTCCAACCAAGCGGAAAAGTCGCTGCTGGTTAAACGGCACATAATCGGCGGAGGCCCCTAGCGCCTGACCAATAAACCAGCCGGTCCGCCCTTCGCGGGAAGCCTGGGGTTTCATGTCGGCGGGAGTATCGGTGCCGCCGCCACCATAAACTGGCATCAGAACAGCAATACTTTCAGTGGTCAAGCCGCGGTCGCGGATTTCTTGCTCGTAAGACTGACCAAGCCAATATACTTTAGAAGTTGACGCGTCAGTAGAATAAAATGTAGATCCGCTGATCAACTGAGGATTGGTGTTGAACTGATTACGAATGAAATTATCGCTCTGATCATCAAAATTGAAGGAAATGGTTTCGGTGGTCTGGTTGGTGCCTGCCACTTCAAGAGTCAAAAGTCCGCTCGTATTATCTCCACCAGTACCAAACAAAGTATTACTAGAAGCGGTGATAACAGTCGAGCCTATATTGCCATTAGTCGCGCGGCCGCCATAAACCGCTCCAGTTAATGTAAGGCTTCCTTGATTAAGATAAAAAATTGCCCCCAGGCTGGCAGTCCCTAAGTTGTTCCGACCGCCGGCGCCAGCGTCAGCGGTTTCGGAGGACTGACTTGGGAAGAGCCAAAGGCCGTACGCACCTGCATTAGTAGCAGCCAGGTCGGCGGGCGCAGTTCTTAAGGTCTGCCACCCTGCAGCCGCATCGCCGCCAGCAGCGCTTCCGACGCTAGTTTCCTGACCCAACAACCGAACATAAGTAAGAGGAGCAACGTTTGCTTTCAAGAATGCTTTAGCCGCGTACGTTCCATACATGGGAGACTGATAATTTCCGTGTCGTGAAATATCACCACCACCAAAACCGGGGGCAGTGTCTCCAAACATTTCCACAAAGTCCGAATAAGATTGGACCGAGACAGGCTGCATCGCTAGGCCGCGACGTGAACGTCCGACTACGACAGGGCCAATGGCTTCTGCTGATTTGGGGATGAAAGAATCATCAATTTCGTGAATAAACACCCCAGGAGATACAAATTTAAAACTTTTGACTGACATACTGTGTTCCTCTTATCAAAATATGCGTAAATGATAGTGCAATCATTAATTAAATAGTATTTTTAATCTCAAAAGGAGTTCCTGAACTAAAGAAAAAGGTCGTCTTTCCCCTCAGGAACTACCCCTTCCTGGGGAAAACTTATCTCCACAAGGTTTTCATGAATTCGAACCAGAGGTCGATCATCACTCTCCCCCTCGCCAATAAGGTAGCCTAATACCTTAATAGTAATTTCTGAAGTGTACATGCGTATGTCCTCTCCCAAATCTGCTATGTTATTAGAATGGCTAAAGCTTTGGTCTATGAAGCCTTCGTATAAATGACCATTTCTGGTCATAGTAAAGGCATTTGCTTGGCCTGTTCGGGCCACAAAGGGTGCGAGCATCGTATTCATTTGCTGTTGGTATTCGGACTTCAAAATAATCTTATAATCCACATTTACGTACACGGGAATCGGAATGGAAAGCATTTTGATAACCACCTTTTTGTTTACTCTCGGGTAATAAAGCTGATCCGTTCCTGAAGTCTCGTGGTGGCGCGTACCATCACATACAGCAAAGTTGCGGGTTTTGTCCTCCACGATCTTTTTAGCGATAACCATGCGGCCGCTCCGTCCGTCGTTACGATCTGAATATAAATTTGCTTGGAAGGCGCCCTTACGAGCCGGATCTTTATTCATCCCTGTACGTTCCACACTAATGATGGGGAGTTTTAAGGCTCCGTCATCATCCCGTAATTCCTTTTTATGTTTAATCTGGAACGATCTTTCAGGTACCTGCCACAAAACCGGGGTTTTCTCAAAACCTTCGTGTGTTGTGGTGCTGATAATCACATCTTCTTTTAACCACGACATGATGGCATAGTCAATGTTCTCGATGGTTGAGGCGAGCATGCCTATTTCTTTTAAACTAATCTCGTCTTTGTCGACTGGTAACTGCGCAAAATCAAAATTCTCAGGTAGCATCGAATAGTCCCTTCCTTGCCCTCTTACAAGTAGCTGAAATTTCAAATAGATGATTGACTTGCCCGAACAGCTGTTTGTTTTGAACAAGCTTCACTATTTCGTAGTAACTATCACCATACAACACAAAATCACCTTCACGCACATACATGTTCTGATCTTCTTCTAACCTTCTCTTGTGGAAATGAATATTAATTTCCCACACCTTGTCAATGCCGACGTTGGGCATATATTCCGTTTCAAATCTTGTAAATTCCACAAGAGCGAATACGCGGACGGGTGGCAAAAAAGTTTTCTTGATGGCCTCTCCGTATAACTCGTGAAAATTCGTCCTATCTAAATCTATGGGATAATACAATATCTGTTGGCCAATAACTTTTTCAATTAACTCATCGTTAACCTGCTTGACAAGGTCTCTTTCTTTTTTGCCGATAAAGAGCGGTGGGGGTGGCGCCTTGGGTCTTTTCCATTCGTCAGCCATAACTTATTACCCCACAAAAATTGGCAACGGCGAATTCTTGAGCGTTGTTGCAGCTGCCTCCGCCTTCTCGCTGTCCCGCTTCACTAGTTCGGTGTACTCCAGTTCTTTAAGCATCTCCGCTAATTTATCTTTGAGAGAGTCTTGTTCTTCTTTCGCTTGGCTCAGAAGTTCGGAATGATTAAGCGTTACACTTTCTCCCGGAATTGGAATAGTGGTGAATTTACCTCTAATCTGTCCTAACATCTCCTTGCACAAGGCCAAACAATATTTACGTATCCATTGTTTTCCAATAGAGTTTATGTTTTTATATGGAAGATTATCAAACGGCAGCGTATTAACATTATTGATCCCGTTGACGCCGCTTTGATAGCCAGCGTCTTCCTCCCATGCATCTGACTCTACATAGAACCTAAACCAGATCCGATCTAAAGCTCCAAAATCCCAATAACTGGGATCCGGGAAGAGTCTTAATTTGTTGTTCACAAGCTCGTAGGAATAGTGCGAGGTTCTCGTGTAAAGCGAATCCTCATACATGATGGCTTGCATTTTATTTTGCCACGTAGGGATGATTTCAAAGGTCGAATCATCTGCAAACTGTCCGTAGGTAGAAAAGTTGCCTACTACTCCGGTGCCTCCATAATAGCCGTAAAAACGCCACATAATGCGTGGAGATTTATAGAACACCTGTGTAATAATAATACGCTTATCCCCTACCTTTTCAAAGAAAGGTACGGTGCCGCCCCCATCATCTGTACCCGTAGCAGAGCTAGCCGAAACAATTGCCTGCAAATCGTAATCTTGGACCGACGTAGTGGGTGTAAAAGACGCCGAATATTGTGGAATTGTGCCGCCGTACCCCGTAAATCCTGCTGCAGCCATTCCATCACCAATGCGGCGGGCGTACTCAAATTCAAAACGAGGATATTTAAGGGCCACTTTGGTTCCGCCCAAGCTAGAGGAAAGCGTCCCAGGTTCAATTTCTCCCCGATGATCAAAGGTGCCGGTGGTGTCACCCAATACATCGGATAACATGTTTTTACTTTGATGGAGGTTGACAATATAAGAATATTCCAACACAGCTTCTTCATATGCTGCGTACACATTGCCAGGCGTTAATTCAATATCGACTACATCGCCACCTAATTTCTTGTAAACATAGGATACTTGGACTGCAGCGCCACTTAAAAACTCTACGGAACCCGTATACATTCCAAAAGGGACCGCCGCGGCAACGAGGGCCGCGGATCCACTACTACTTAAAATTACAGCGCTGGTTTCGGACCTAGGCTGAAGATTCTTGGGCATCTATAATATTCTCCTCGCAGTAATTAGTAGTTTACAAGACAAAACCCCGATGGGGATCGGCCTTATTCTATAAAGGAAAATATTTAAGCGCTGGTACTTTTGCGAGTTCTCTTGGTGCTTTTAGTTTTGCGTTTGCGGGGGCGCTTCGCCTTGGCAATAATTTCTGGCACCACAATCGTCTCTTCTTCTTCAAGCAAGACCGGGACTGGTGCCACAAACACCTCTACCGGAGCAACAGTTACTTCTGCCTCGGGCACACTTTCAATTACTTCCTCTACAACCTCGTTAGTGTTGGTTGTGGTTAGAAGCTGCATACGCGGGTGGTTAGCGTGCTTAGCTTTAAACTTTGCTTTGGCAGAATTCAATCGTCTTTTCTTTCCCATGGGAAATCTCCTTTATAATATAGTAAATAGTACTATTCTTTCTAAACCGAAAATCTCAAAAAATTGGAGGCGAAAAAAATTGAGCAGATCGTGGTTTTAAAAGAAAAACCCCCCAATCCAAAAGGAAAGGGGGATAAATATAAAAATATATTTTAATTATCTCAACCCATATCTTGATAGCCTTCCACATAAACATAGAACTTGCCGGCAGTAAGAGCGGCGGTACCAATAGTGATAGAAACCGGATCCGCCGTGGTAACAATGCGTTTGCCAGCCGCAGTGGTGTTGTGTGCAAGGGCACCATCGAAAGGATGCACAGAGTTAGCGGTTAAAGAAGCTTTCCCGATGGACGTAACGAACCCATTGGGATCATTAGAAGTTCCTTGAGTCCCCACGATGAGCGTAGCCGAAGCATCCGAAGTTACAGCATCGATAACTTCTAGCCACCCACCTGTTACCATAAAACCAACCGGAAGAGATAAACTATTTCCGAGGGGGTCCTTTAAGTTGTGCTCTGCGGCAGTAGCCGTATCCGTACCATAAGTCCACTTAAAGACATATGTCTGCTTCTGCGGCTGGCCAGGTTTGAAGAGCCGAGTCGTGGCCCCTCCCATTGTCAACTCTCTCTTTAAATTCTGAATTAATGCTTGGGTTCTCGCCAAGCCTACTCTTTTGGTTCCCATTTTTATAACCCTCCATTTGTAATCATGTCATTAAACATGGGACGAGTCTTTCGACTCGCACTTATAAGTAGTCGAGTAAAACGAAAGCCTCCTTCCGAAGAAGGAGGCTTTACATTTATTTTGCTATGCTAGTTTTTTAACTAGTAGCGCCGGCCTGTCCTAGGAGACCCTGGACGACAACGATGCCGTACATATCGGGACGCACCATCTTCTTGGCGTACCGAGTCATCACACCCTTGCGGGGTACGAAGTCCTCTGGACCAAAGATAGTGGGAGTGGTCTGTAGTGGCACATAAGGTGCATATACATAACCGCTCTCAAGGAAAGAACTTCCTCGACGACCAACTAGAATCACTGAGCGCGGGAAGTATGGGTCAACGTAGACGTCGAACTTCTTCGTCAGCGAACCAACCTTCACAGCCCCAATGGAACCAGTCTCATCATCTGCGGTAACGCTCGCGCGGAAACCAGCGGTGAACTCAAGGACGTTAGCAACCTCGGGCCCGCAGACCACAAAGTTTGCTCCACCACGTAGAGTCTTACGATGGATCTGTGCAGACACATCGTTGATGGTTTCAGCAAGAGTCTCATACCACTCAGAGACCGTACCGGTGAAGTCTGGAGCAGCAGAGCTAGCGCCAATCTCACGACCAGTTGTACGTTCCACGAATAGCCCGGGAGAGCGTGACCAGTAATAAGTACCTGCCTGCGCACCCACGAGAAGATCTTCGAGAATCTCACGGTCAATCTCAAGAGCAATCTGCTCAGAGAGAATACTGGTAAGCTCGACTTCGGCGTCAAGGTTGTGATAGGCATTTAGATCCTGTCCCAACTCTGGCGTCCACTTAGCCTTGAGCTTCTTGGTGATAGCCGTCACAGCCACGGAATCGACCTTAATGTCGATCTCGGGGATCTGTGGGTTATTTTCCAAGCTCCACTCCGTCGTACCAATGACCGAACCAAGAGCAGTGCCCGAGGTAAAGTTATCGTCGATAGGGAATGTGAGCACCAGGGCATCGGCGCCCGTGACCGAGTTAAGAAGGCCTGTGGCGCCACCCAGAATAGTGGAACCACTCTTCTGTGATAGTACCATGGTCATCTTCCAATTGGATTGACTCGGATCATCACCGGTCGACCCAGATGCAATCCGGGTGCAACGACGTACGAGTTGTGCACCAGCGCGCACGTCATAATCGCTACTGGAACTTAGCTCAATACCCACAAGGTTATTGGTATTTAACTGTTCCCAGTTCCCTGCACTCGTACCTGTCATCTCAACAACAGCCACCATGGTTCCAGAAAGATCTACATCGTACTGACATAGACTATCTAGGGTTGCCTGCTGAGTTGTGGAGAGAGTATCAACACCGTTAATATAACCACCACCACCCACAGTGCCCGAGGACACCAAAATCAACCCAGAGGTTAAGAGAGCGTACAATGAACCGGTAGGTGAAGCATAGCCGTTGTTAAGGGCGTATGGCCCCGCTTCGGCTTCGCGACCACTGAGGGTAACACCACCTGTGATTTGACTGGCCACGCGGCCGCCACCATAGAGTGACTGTTCCACGGATCCCGAACCATATCCCAACCGGGGAAGACCAGGGCCACTTGTGGAAGTGGTAAAATCCAGGAAGAAAATGAGACCACTTGGCAGACTCATCGGCTGAACACTAACGAGATCGTTTGCGATCAGACCTGCGAAAACACGACGAACGATGGGGAATGCGACGGCTGCAAAACCTTCGACATCGCCACCAGACATTGTGCTGGACTCACGGAGTAGCTCTTTCGCTTGATTCTCAAGCAAACGAGCCATAGCTTGACGAGAACGTTCGTGTCCGATCCCTTCCAAAAGACCGGTCCTTTCCCACTTATTTAACAATGCGCCACCTTCGGCGCGCATATCACGATTGACGATACCTTCCGTCAATCTTTCTACGATACTAGACATTTTTTAATACCTCCTATAATGTATTTATTTTATTCCTGCTAGTTTTTTCATCCGATCTGTAAACGGATCAGATGGTTGTGCTGTCTCTTTACGAGTTGCACGAATAACAGAGGATGGACGATTAATTGCTTCGCTCAGCGATTGGGGCCCCCGTTTAACGTGAGTGGGCGCTGCGCTTTCAAGCGTCTTATATATTGTCTTTGCCTCTGTTACTGAACCAGCCCTTGAAATAGCTTCGGCAATTTTATTCTTTTGCCGCTCATTTAAGGAGGTATTTCTCAAAACACGGTTCGTGTAAAGCAAGCGAGCATTGGAAATATTTACTTCTTGTAAATTCTCCCTCAACTCTTCAACTGCTTGCTCATATTGTTTGTTGCGCTCACTGAGTTGGTTATTTTCAAAAACCAATTCTTCTTGAGCTTTCTTCAAAATCTCTAATTCTTCATAGGCTTCGGTGCCGCGGCGATGGGCCATTTCCTTTTCCATCTCCCACACGACATCATAAGCTGGGCGGCCGGCCCAACCGGACAATTCAGCACCCATATCAACTGTAAGTTTTTCCATAATAGCGTCCACGAGGCCATCGGGAATATCAATTCCCTCGTTTGTTTTTACCCCTTCTTCGCTCTGTAAAGCGTTGGAGTCGGCCTCTTCGGCTGCTGCAGAGCCAGCGAGTGCACCGCCTCCACTAGTTTGAGGAGCATCTTCTTGCGTTCCAAAAATCTCATCCGATCCTGTAGTGATGTTTTCTTCGATGTCGTCGTCGTCCTCGTCATCGTCTTCGGAAAGAAGATCTTCTAAATTTAAACTGCTCAAATCGATTTCTTCGTCTAAATCTTCCTCGAGATCGCGATGAAGCGCTTCCACGGCTTCCTGAAGCTCATCTAAATCAACCGTTACTTTGGACTCTTCTCCGTCGTCGGGGCAGCCACAAAGTTTCTCGCCTTCTGCGGCGCCGAGGGGCACATCTTGTGCAACATCCTCTGCGGGTGCACCCTCTGGGGTGTCACCTAACGGGTCGGCTGCAGCCATGGGATCTGCGGCCATGGGATCTGCGGCCATATCAGCGCCCAAACCTAGATCTTCTTCCTGCTCTAAAAGGCTATCGAGGGCGGCGCGCACCTCATCAGAGTACTTTTCAATAATGGTAGATTCCGCATTTTTGAGGGCTGCTTCTCTTAACGCTTGAGCATCAACAATCGCTTCTTTAAGCAAAGTGGACATAAATTAGCTCCTAATAATATAGTAATTCACAATAAATAGTGATATCAAATTCTAAAAGACCTAATTTATGAACCAGTTTTTCCAATAATCCACCATTTTTTACCATCTGATTGCAACGTAAGCGTAGAGTACGTGGTTTTCATCTCCACACTCTTCCTAAAATCTATTTCCCCTTCTTCAACTGTGACTGTAAGTACGTGAGAGTGCAACTTAAATTTATCTTTGTTTATCTTTTTAATAATCACAATACGTCCTTTGTGATTACAAGCCGGGGGCAATGATACGTTCATGGGGCTCTGAGAAGTATCACCTAGTAGAGTGTAATCGTTGTCAGCCACTTCATAAGGCGAAGATGCAACAGTTTTAATATTCTGTGTAACATGACTTTCAAACTTTGTGTTGCCTGTGACAATTAGAGCGTCAGCTACCACTGTTCCATCTACATTTAAAACTTGCACTTCGGGGTCATACGTTAAATCCCCGCAGCCCTTAAATCCCCGGGAGCCCTTTACTTGAATACTATTAGGGGGCCCCGTCGGGTGGGGAATTTTAGAATTAATATAGGAAGCATATAAGTTACTCAAACTGGTGTTACGAACCTCACCCCTAGAAGCATCATGAATCACCACCATGTCATCATCACTTAAATTTTGCCCTTCTGTCGCCACATTTAAGCAATTTTTAAGATCGATACTTACTCGCTTGCTCTTAATACTCAGCCCGCTTTTGGGAAGGAGAGAAACTTTAAGTTGTTTGTCTTGGGTGGTCAGACCGTCGCCGGCGTCTACTTGTAATGTGTTTCTTACGTCCTTGAGGCCATGGCCCAAGTTTAAAAAACGAGCATGAATGGTTCCGTTAAACTGATTGGGGGGCAGGTTGATAAGCTTTGCGCCGTCTCCTTGAAAACTTTCTGCTTTAATGTGTTTGGTTATAAGGTTTTGTCCATCAAATGTCAAATTAATGTTTGCTTTAGCCGTGGTGCCCTGTTGATAAGTTACAACAGCGTTCTTAACACTTCCCTCAATTTCCGTAATCGCGGCAGGTACAATGGGGCGCCCATCTTTAGCGAGGAGATCTCCGACAATTATTTTCGTCCCCCTTATTTCTTGGTTGGCATGTGCATCTACCAATTCGGGGTGTTGTGTGGTGCTATAATCCACCACTCCATCTAAGACATTGTAAGCCATATTTTGCCTCTCGCTTATAATTAGCCTCGTTGTTGTATTTAAGGCAAAAAAAGAGGATGCCCCCCGTAAGGGAGGCACCCAATAGAACCAAAGATAATAATCTCTAGAGAACGAACCAGCTTTGAGAATCGTATGCAATAAGCATAACAGCGGAACCAGTCGATTCTAAACGAATAGAAGCAGAGTTCTCCACCAAGGTGTTAGCGGCGGCTGTAAGAACCGCATCGCCAACACTTGAAGACAACTTAACATAAAGCGACTTGCCAGCAGTAGGCGACGGCAACGTTATAACTCCACCATTAGCAGATGTAATCAACGCGAAGTCTGTAGCGGCAGAAATAGTTGTGCCTGCGGCTCGACTTTCAACATCAAAAGCCACGTTAGCGCCAACAATACTATCCACATAGATAGTCTGGAACTTCTTCGCGGAGGTACCCAAATCATAAGTGCTATCAGTCTTAGGAACCAAGTTAGATGCAGCATAACCATTAAAAGTAAGATCATCAGCAGTTGCATCGCCAAGAGTAACTGCGCCATTTAGCGTAGTTGCTCCAGTTGCATCCAAAGCAGCGAAGTTACCAGCACGAGCGGTACCAGCACCAATGATACCATCAATATTAGTACCAACTAAATCGGTAGCAGTGATCGATGTAGCAGCCGAAACTGTACCAAGATTGTTAATTGTTTGTCCAACAAAAGTACAAGATTGACCAAAAGTAATTAACTCACTAGCATCAGTCGTGGCGAACTTTATATAAGAGTTGCCAGCTTCCTTAATATTAAGAGCATCAGCTAGGTTATCAGTAAGACTGATTAAGTTGTTACCTGTAGATGAAGCAGCAAAGCTAATGTTAAGCCCTGCGGCGGAATCATCCACACTAACGCTATCGCAGTTAATATCTCCAACGTTAGTAATGTTGCCATCGCCTACGCTAAGACTTGTACCAGCAAGAGCAGCAAAAGTACCAGCACGAGCGGTACCAGCACCAATGATGCCATCAATATTAGTACCAATTAGATCGGTAGCCGTAATTGACGTAGCAGTTGTGACTGTACCTAAGTCAGCAATGGTACG